GTTCAAGAAGAAGTAAATGAATTTAGTTACACTACAAAATGAGATAGCAGATGATGAAGGAGTTATGTACGAAACCTATAACTGCTCACTTGGTCATTTAACTGGAGGAATTGGACACCTTATTACTGAATGGGATACAGAGTATTATGATAAGCCTGTAGGTACAAAGATACCAAATGAAAAAGTAGACGAATGGTTTGCAGTTGATATAAATGTAACTTTATCCGATTGTCATGAGATATTCCCTGATTTTAATAATCTACCAGAAGAGGCACAATTAGTAATTGCCAATATGTGTTTCCAATTAGGGCGACCAAGATTAAGTCAATTTAAAAAATTTATTGCAGCGGTAAATGATGCAGATTGGATTAAAGCTTCTGAAGAGATGGAAGACTCTAGATGGCACAAGCAGACAACTGAGAGAGCAGAGCGGCTAATAGCACGCATTATTAAACTAGGAGTACCAGTATGACAAAAAAGATGGATGAAGAAAAATTTATGGAGCAATCTCGTAAAAATGTAAGCAAAATTGGTAAAGGTGGCGAAGATAAAATAGACACCAGTAAAATGAAAATGCGTGTCAGTGATAATGACAAAAGTTTAGCTCAAGCATTAAGATTTAGATTAGATGTACATCCTTCTGTTTCTGACGCTACAATACTAAAACAATATAGAAGACAAGGAATAAATGCTGATTTAAAAAAGAAAGAACAAGTTGGTAAAAAAGCTGGGGGTGCTAAAATGGAAAAAAAATCAATTATGGAACTACCAACTAATGTGCCAAGGTTGATGAAAGGTGCTCTACTAGGAGACCTTAATAAAGATGGCAAGATGTCTGGATACGAAACAGCTAGACAAAACGCTATTGAGAAAAGCATGAAAGAACAGAAAACTAAGAAAGCTAAAAGTGGTTTAGCAGTGGGCATAGCAAATATTAAAAAAGCTAAAGACGGTATGTTAATGTCTGATAGGGATAAACAAGTCCAAGAACAAAAGAATAAAACTCAAGCTAAGACTATGAAAGATAAGGTTTTTAATAATCCTCGTATATCTGACCAAGACATGAAAATGCTAAATAGTATTTTTAATAAGGGTAAAATATCTGACCAAGATATGAAAACTATAAAAAGATTTATAAAATAAATGAGTGATAAACAAAAACGAGTTAATTATTTTGATTTAAAAAGAGATGAGACTATGGCTCTTAACGAGTACATAAAAAGTCCTGTATCTGACAAAGATTTAAAAAGTAATCCCCCAGTGAAAAAAATAAATATGTCTAAGAAAAAAGTTGGGGGAGTATCTGTAAAAAAAGAAAAGCCTAGTATCATGGAATTACCAACTAACGTACCCAGATTAAAAAAGGGGGCAGGTATGATTGAATTACCTGATGGCGGCAAATATTTCCCTGGTGGCGAAAGAATGAGCGAGTTTGCTCCTGACGTAGGAAAAAGGGGAGTTAAATTAAGACGTTTAAAGGGTAAACTATTGGAAGGTTTTGATATGCCTACAAAAATTATAAAGCCAACAAAAGAACAATCTAAAATGCCAATTAAAGAATTTATGTTACCAAAAGACAGATATCAAAAAGATTTGAAAAAATTTAGAAAAGCAAAAAAAGAATCATTTTTAGGACTTGGACTTGGTATGAAAGAAGAGCATCCTGAGAACATAAATAAGAAGACCCCATACAAAAGTATGGATTTGCTAGGTAAGCAAAAGAAGAAGAAAATAGCTATATAAGGAGATACTAATGGCTAAACATACTAAAGGTGCTGCTAATGGTGGCAAGAAGAAAAAGAAGCCAATCAAGAAAATGCAGAGTGGCGGAATGAAAATGACCAAGGGCATGGCTCGTGGTGGAGCTAAGACTAAAATGAAAATGGGCGGCTCTAAGATGACTAAGGGATATGCCAGGGGTGGAGCAATAAGACGTAAGTAATGCCGTATCTCATAAGTAACGTACCCCATTTTAAGTGTTGGGTACGTAGGGAGTTTACGTGTAACCATCAAAAGTATCATGGAGAGTTTCTTCATGCTATGGTTATAGCCGTAAACACAATCCCAGATAGGTCTTTAAGCTTCCAAGTTGTTTTCACTGGTTGCGAAGTAGACCGAGAAGATGGTCCTGATGCGAATGTGCATGGAGGAGCAATGTGGGCAAGGATGCCTATACAAGCCCTAGTTGCAGATATACCTGTAGAAGAATGGGCAGAACCTATGGAAGACCATTTGTGTCAACCATGGGATTGCGAATCGAGAACACATAGTGTTGTAGTTATGGATAGAGTCAGTTCTTCTCCATGGCTATGTAAAATTGATAATCAGTTCCATAAAGGTAAGTATTTATTTACAGTTGACTACACAGAGAATGACATTGCAGATGACCCAGCACAACATAAGCAGTCTCATGTATTATACTTAACTGATGCAGGTAAATGGACAGGTAATATTGTAGCTTTACCTAACAACAGAGTTAGAGCAACAAGTCCTGCACTATGGAGAACGGGAGAAGGTGCACCAGATTTTAGCCCTTCACAGTGGACACACTCTGCAGAGTCACATGAAACTTACTTAGACCCTACAATAACTTTTAACAACTTATATTCAGATGGTGACAAAGTTAAAAAGAAAAGAAAGACATAATGCCACATTATACTAAACCTTTAAAAACAATCGTAGGTAAATTAAAAAAAGCATCTAAGGCTCACGCTAAACAAGCTAAAGTTTTAAGTAAAATAGAAAAAGACCAACGAACAAGATATAAGAGTAGTCATGGCAAAAAGAAAAAAAAGTGACCCCAAAGTCGGAACGGGGAAAAAGCCAAAGGGGTCGGATAGACGTTTATATACTGATGAAAACCCTAAAGACACAGTTAGAATTAAATTTGCTACTCCAGCAGATGCTAGAGCGACAGTCGCAAAAGTTAGAAAAGTTAATAAACCTTATGCACGAAAGATACAAATCCTAACAGTTATGGAACAACGTGCAAAGGTTATGGGTAAAACCGAAGTAGTTAAAATAGCAAAAGCAGCTAAAGAAAGTTTAAAGAGGGCACATGAACGAAAAAAGAAAAAATAGATGCGAGACTTGCGAATGTTATGATTGCGATTGTGACGAGTGTAACTGCGACTGTCACGAAGAAAAATCAATTGAAGAACAACTGGAGTTGGATTTCATTAATTAATGATTGAGTTTGTGTTAGTGTTTATGATGGGAATAAGAGTAGTAGACCAAACACAAACTTTCCAGGATATAGATAGATGTTTGTATTTTGCAGAGAGATTAACAAAGCAACCTTCGATACCACAAAAGGAAGGACCTAATCTAAGAATAACAGCATATTGTAAACCCATAAGGAAAAGATAATGTTAGCAGAACTCGCAGCAGCAAATGCAGCTTTCAGTGTAATAAAAAGTTTTGTATCCAACGGAAAAGAACTTACAGGGTGTGCTAAACATATATCTGATTTTGTATTTTCAAAGGAACAATTAGAAAAGAAAGCAAGTAAACAAAAAGCCAAAGGGGGGAGTTCTGATTTAGAAGAGTTCATGGCTCTTGAGCAGATAAAAGAAAAAGAAGAAGAACTCAAAAAGATGATGATATACATAGGCAGACCTGGCTTATGGCAAGATTGGCAGGCTTTCCAAGCTGAAGCAAGAAAGTCAAGACGCTATCAAGAGAAGATGGCAGAAAGAAGACAAGCAGAGTTAATGGAATATATGGGCTACGGAATAGGATTTATATTTGTATTATTCTTTGCAGGATTGTTAGCATGGATTGTAGGTAAATGGATGGGCAAGTTTTAGAAACACCTTGCATAGGCGTATGTAAACTTGAAGATGATATTTGTATTGGATGTAAGAGAACTATAGAAGAGATTAAGGAAGCATATGATAAATTGGTTGTTAAAAATCCTAAGACATAATAGTAGAATAGGAATCACGAGTGCTAGAGAATTAGCAAAACACAGACTTCATACAACCAAGTATGAAGACTTATGCATGTAAAAGGAGTATCGCATGGCAGCAAAGAAGAAAGCAAAAAAGGGTGGTGCAAAACCATCTAACCCAAAGTTATACGCTTCAGTAAAAGCAGAAGCTAAACGTAAGTTCAAGGTATACCCAAGTGCGTACGCAAATGCCTGGCTTGTGCGTACCTATAAGAAGCGTGGTGGTGGATACTCCTAATGGCTAAACCCAAAGGCGGCTTAACTAAATGGTTTAAAGAAGATTGGCGTGATGTTAAGACTGGCAAAAAGTGTGGTCGGTCAGGCAAAGAAAAGAAGTCACGACCTTATCCTGCTTGTAGACCAAAAGCTGTTGCAGGTAGAATAAGTAAACAGGAAGCTAAAAAGAAGACAGGTCCTAAAGCTGTTAAGTGGTCTGTTACTGCTTCAGGTAGAAAAAGAAAAACAACACGCAAAAAGACATGAATAG